GGGTCGTTCGGATCTCCTGGAGTTTTGATTACGTCCTCTTCCAGATTTTGCTCTCGGATCTCAAGACGGATTTTCATTTCGTCATTATCGCCAAATCGGCTTATCGCCACTTCGTCTGGATCCAGGACTTGATTCATCATATAGATTTGATCGCCTTCCGCTTGAGTTTTATAGATTTGTGCCTTTTGAAGCTCGTTCATTTCCTTAACCGGAGGGAAAGAGAAATCAAAACCTTTAGGGATTTGCCCTTTAGTGATCGGATTGTCTTTGGCCCTCAAAAGGATTACTAAAGCTTCCATGAGCTTAGGATAATACTCGCCCGTTTGTTTTGTTTTGACGTAATCATGCCAATTTTTCTCTTCGGAATCGCCCGCGCCGGACAAATTGCCCGTCGAGCCTTGTCCTAATAATCGAGTATGCGGCATCCGAGAAGCCGATACTAGCCTATTATCCATTCGCTCTAAAACGTCTTTGATCCCGGATAATGGAGTCGCTTTTCTTTCGAAATCCTCTTCCGAGTCGACTACGACGGACTTAACGAGACTTCTCTTCATATCAATTAGAGATAATCTCTTCATGACCGCTTCGTCCATGCCCGCCCCGATTAATTTGGAGAGCCCTTTCATCTTAAAGACTCCGGCCGCGAAATCTTGGAGGAGAGTCGCGACGGAATCGTAAGAGCTATTCCAATTTTTTAGCGGATTGAGAAATTTAGTTAAAACGCTATCATGAAAATAATTATTTGCTTCGTATAGCTCTTTTGGGAGAGTCGCCCCGTCTAGTCTTACCGTCCTAGATGCATTTACGAGCATCCCGGCCAAGCTTGACTCCGAAAGCGCCCCGTCACTAAACGAATAGAGAAGAGGATCTCTAAATCCTTTCCTTGAAACGTCACTTTGAACGCCCATAACGCTTAGATCCCATCTATTCACGACGTCGAACCATTTAACCGATCTAATTTGATCGAAATTTACCTCTTCGTCCGGATCTTGCCCATCGTCTATTCCAAAGAGCATGACAGCTCCGCCATAGAGTCTTCCTTGCTTTGCCGCTTTCATGAATTTTGGAAAGAAATTAATCGTCGTGAGATAATCATGCATTTCTTTATTGAAATCTCCGTTCGCATTTTCGTGAGTGAATATAATATCTTTTCGGAAAGCTTCGCCCACGACGTCGTCGACTACCTTTTCCGCCGCATCGTCCACGGCATAGATTGACTCTACTTCGTATCGAGATAGACGCTCCCAAGTGGCCTCTAAGCCGACTCGCTTGTCTTTCCCTTTACGGCCTAGACCTGTTAAAATATTACTCCATCCATCATAATTAATTTCGCTCATATATCCTCTCTTATTCCTTTAAAATATTCTCCGTAAAGGTCGCCGCATCGCTTTGATCGATAACCATTTGGATAGCAATTGCCGAAGCGACCACGCAATCGTCGTGCTTTCCTTCGAGAGCTTCGATCTTTCCATTATTATCTACTAAAGTCATGCATTCGGATAGGGTATCGCGATCTTGAAGCTTAAAAGTCTTATTATCTACTGCGTCGATAAACGCATTTATCATAATTGGGCGAGTGACTTTGTCCGTTCGCCATCCGAGCTTCCCGTCCGAATGCTCGTAAAGATTTACATAATTATGCGTATCTTCGAGGGCCAGCAAGACCGCATGGCCGTGATTATTGCGCTCGACCGCTAGTAATGGCCAATAGCTTTTCCGCCCGACATACGTTTCCGCAAGCTCTATGATCTTTTGGGCGAATATTGAAGGCTTAAAATGCCCTCTTAGTTGAGCGACTTGTCTTCTCGTTTGAACGCATATAACCGAAGCGACCGAATAATCCTTCCCGACGCCTTCGGCGGTATCGCATCCAATAACATAAGATTTTTTAGGATCGAAATACTCCCAAATACGAAGCCCTTTCTCATCATGGATGGGCCCGGGAGCGGCTTTTAGCATCTTATTAAGTTCGACGAGATCCATTACGGCCTCTCCGGACATAAGGAAGCATGAGACTTCGTCTTCCGGATACTCTTGTATAAAGTGATCGAAACTCTTCTTTTGCTTAATCTTAAAGCGCCTAAAAGCGATTTGCTCTTTGGTTAAGTCGATATCAAATAGGTTTTTCGCCTTTTTAATGAGCTCTTTTTCTTCTTTCGTATAGCTAAGGGGCGGAGACTCGGTCGAATAGTCCGGATCGAAATACCACGGGAAAAAGAATTTCTCAAATGGCCAATCCGCATCTCGCCAATCGTCATGAAAATGATTCATCCCGTTTGGAGTCGATTCGATGGATATCTCCCCGGTATCGATAGGGACGGCGTCGATTGTAGCGAGTATTTTGTCTTTATTTTTTACGAATGCATACTCCGAGATATGAAGATTTGAAATCGTATCCCCTCTTACTTCCAAATCGCAATAAATTCTCGAATTGAGCGTAGGGAAATATAGCTCATACATTGAGCCTCCGCCTTTAGAGACTTGGGGCTTACAAAGAGGCGGCATATTATCGTAGGCATAGCGCACAATCCGAAAAAGCTTTTTAATTGCTTTCTCCTCATGGGCGATAATACAAGTCGTCTGATTTTCTTTAAAAATGGTCTTATCTAGGTAGTATATGAGCCTTTCGGTCGATATCCCTAATTGTCTCGCTTTGAGTACGGCCTTAAATCTTTGTATGGAAGCCTGTAAAAACCTTTGAGCAAAGTTCGCTTTGAAGACGACTGTCTCTTTTCGCTTATTCGTAATCTTGTAGAGATTTGATACTCTCCATTTAGGATCATGAATATTATCGGCGATCTCTTTGGGACTAAGATCCGCCATTGGATCTCTCTTTAATCAATTTCATAAGTTCCGTATGGGAATCGATCGAAACTTCCACTTTGTCCGTAAACATTTTTAAGTATTTCCCTTGCATTTCGCTTGCTTTAAGGAAGGGATTTAGATCCGCATTCTCATACTCTCCGGTATCCGGATCGGGCTTTCCGAGCGCTATTTCCTTGGCGAGCTCTAAGTCGTTTAAGACCTTTTGGATTGAGAGATCCGCTTTCTCACTTGCGACCTCCGCTTTTTTAGCGAGGAAATCTTTTATTTGATCTTTTTGTAAAAGCTTATGAGCGTAGGCCGTGACGTTGCCAGTATAGCCCGCATCTTCCGCCGCTTTCTTTCCATTGAACCCATTGGATAAATATTTTTGGCAAAAAGTTATCTGTTTAGGCGTCATAATTCTTTTCCTTGTAGTAGAAAAATCCTCCCGCGGAGGTCTTCCAATATTCTACGATCGCTCCGTTTGGGAAGACGATCTCCATGGGGACATGGCCTTTCGTCCAATGGGCGACCATGCATATTTGAGTTACTCCGTCATGACGGGCCGCTGCAATCCTTTTCATTTCCGTTATACTCCTCGCCTCTTTCGCTAAATATACCTCGCGTAAATTCGGGGCTCTTTTTACAGTCGAGACAAATACGATTAAGATGCGAGTAGGACATAAAATCCTTATCGCATCTTAAACATTGCCTAAGTTTTACGCCGTCTCCGACCGCTTTTTCGTTTTTTCTTTTCCCCGCACTCATATAAAAATTGTCGCCCGTCAATACGCAAACGTAAAGAAAAGTTTAACTTTCTAATTTTCGGGGGGATTTTTTAAAAGGTAGAATAATCGATTTCGTTTAGGAGAGTCCCAATATTGTAGCTCTCATCGGCGTTTCGTTGGATATATGGATGCGCTTCAAGCTCGGATTTTTTGATCGTTCCGTTTTTGGCCGCTTTGACGAAATGATCCCATCGCCAAAAGAGCATCCGATAATCTCCTCGCCCGGCCATAACTTCGAGGATTACATAGCTTAAACCTTTCGCGCGCGCATGATCGTCAAGGCCCTTGATTTGAGTCTCTCTCAAATGTCTTCGCCCAAAAGCTTCGTATTTCTTTAAGACCTTGGCTTCTATCGCGATCGATGCTCCATTCACACAAGCCGTGGCGTCGTATGGTTTAGCTATCATAAACCTTTGAGCGCTCGGAGAGTCCGGGAGCTTAAAGAAGAAATGGCCCTTCGCTTTAAAAGCGTGTTTAAGCGCTGTGCAAAATTTCATTTCCTGTTTATTGCGGGCCATTAAGCCTCTTTCTCAAGCTCTTCTTTGATGGCCTTAACGGACTTCATTCTCTTGATAATTTCATCGTGATAAGTCATTGCGGCGAGTCCTCTTGGATCTACTTCTCGCCCCTCTTTCGCTTCGCTTTTGGCGTACTCTAAGGCCTTAGCACGTAAAGCGTCTCTTGAAGCGGTATAACGCAAAATGAGCCCTCGAATCTCTTGGGCATCATCGTATGAAACGGCGTTATCGCGTCCATGACATTTTTTGATTTTCTTTCCCAATCCGCAAATACAAAGGTCATTTCTAACCTTTCCGTATGCTAAGGGATTTCGATACCTCGCCGATTTATCTACTGGCGGAAGGTTTTTAACGGCATCGGCCGTCTTGTCGCTTACGACTTCGTTATTTTCATTCATGATCTTTCCTCTCCCGTCAAGACTATAAAAATATTTTCCATAATTCAATCTTTAATTTTATCCAGGCCATTCGAAATTGCTTACCTTCATAACTTAGCGAGCCTTTAGGGCTAAAAATATCGGCCCTCTCAAGCGTTTTAAGCCTATTCTCATGGTCTAGGATGATTAATTGGATATTACGTCTCATATTCGCCCTCCAAAGGCCGTAAATTGCTCTCATGGACAAATTCGGCCTTCCACTTGCAAGCTTCTATAAATTTAATCATCCAATAACCGGAATCTTTGAAGCCGAAGTCTTTTACGCATATCTTTCCTTATTTATTATCTAATTGGTTTTGTTAATAAGACCTAGCCCTAGACCAAGACCAAGACCTAGACCAAGACCAAGACCAAGACCCAGACCTAGACCAAGACCCGGAACTAGACCTAGACCAAGACCAAGACCCAGGCCCAGACCCAGACCCAGACCTAGACCATTTTTGCCTTTTTCCTCTAATCATTTTAATACACCAAAAGACTCTATACAGTTCATAGCTATATAAAACTCTTCAACACATAAAGATTGTTCATCTTTATAGCTTTTATCTGAAAACTTACCCGTCTCATAAACTATTGCAGGGTTTTTCAATAATACGCAAGTATCATTGACTCCAATAAGCTCACCAGTGTAGATATAGTTTAAACCGAAAAAAGTTACCTTCTCACCCATCAATTTAATTAATCCTTCACTCTCTACTTCTGTTACATTTACTAATTTTTTCATTTCACTTCTCCTTAGTTTAGTGTTATTACCTGCAACAAGTATTATCGTGTTGTCTCATTTATTCTTTTCTTTGCTATTTCAAAATATTTATCATCTATCTCAATTCCTATGAATTTTCTGTCTAAGTTTTTGCAAGCTACTCCCGTGCTGCCTGATCCCATTGTAAAATCAAGAACAACATCTCCAGTGTTTGTGTATGTCTTGACTAAATATTCAAGCAATGGGACTGGTTTCTGTGTTGGATGGACATTATTCATTTTGTTTGCGTTGCTGAACTCTATTAAATTTTTAGGATATTTTAGGCTAGATTTATCACTCCCTTTATTAAAAAGATTACTGTCTCCAAGTGTTTCTGTTTTGTGTTCTTTCTTTCCACCTCTGTGCCATATCTTGCCATTTTGCATCTGTGGATTATATGATGGTTGTTTTCTATAGAATATCATTATGTTTTCAATGCATCTTAATGGTTGTTTCTTTGCTAACATCGGATTGCTAATGGCAACCTTGTTCCAAGTGATATCACATTTATAATTTTTTATGTTAGACATTCTTAATCTGCTGCTGAATGGTTCGTTCCCGAATATGCATACTGCTGCATTCTTTTTTGTGACTCTATCAATTTCCATCCACATCATGCTTAAGTTTATAACAGTGTCCCATTTACAAGCCGTTGTCCCATATGGAGGATCAACAAGAATCATATCAATGGAATTATCTGGAATACTTTTCATTTTCTCTAAACAGTCTCCATGTAGTAATTCAATCATTTCAATCCTTTATAGTTCATTGCACGATAAGAAATATTATCGTGCATTAGATTTCCACATCCTTCATAAAGTAAACCAATACAGATCCAGAGTTGTTCCCCTTACAAATATTCTTTGTATTATTGTCTAAGAATTGTATTCTGCCTTTAGGTATTTGGTATT